GGAGTTTGTCAAGAGTTTTCTCACAATTCCAAATCCTGAGCTTCATTATACAGGCTCTTCATAGTATTTTTGAGTCTGGTTTTATCTAGAGTCACATCAAGCTCATCTACATATTTCTCTAATAATGTTATAGTATCTTCAGCATTCTCTACAATCTCATCTGACACATTACTTGCATCTAACTCTGAAAAGTCTTCTATGATCTTTACCTCATATGCATCTACGGCCAAAAGTTTGTCTGTGAACTTGTCAAACTGATATAAATCTTTTTTATTCACTACAACCACCTTAACATAGTGATCTTTATACTGTGACATATCATGATTATCATATTCATTCACTGTATCATCATAAAAAATCTTTTTATATATCGTATAAGGATTCACGATACGTTCTAATTCTCTAGTTTCTGTATCGAAAATATGAAATCCCTTTGGATCGTTATAATCGCTCCAATATATCTCATATGGAGTCCCAAGATAAAATATTTGGCCATCATCATTCTTATGATGAAAATGGCCACTGAATACAGTTTCGAATCGTTTGAATTCTTTTTTGTCCCAGCTGCCCGCACAGACCATTTGGCCGACATTCATAGCAAAACCATTAATCTCTAAATGGCCCATAAGTATATCTGCATTTGCAGACTTCAATGCTTCCATAGATTTATTATAATTATTTGCATTAATCCAAGGAACCAATAAAACGGGTAATCCATCAAAATCTACAATCTCTGGTTCTGTATATACTTTAACAAGCCCAGCACCAACTAATTCATCCATAGAGTTTACTTCACTCGTATTTTTATAATACGTGTCATGATTTCCTATAGTAATGTGCAAATCTATGCCTAATTCTTTGAACTTATCAACAAATCCTATTCTGAAATCTGTAGCTGTTTTATATGAAACATATTTACGTCTATCCATAACATCGCCCATATGAATACACGTAGTTATGCCTTTCTCTATTAATGTAGGGAAAAATATATTCTCATAAAATTTAAAGAAGAAATCGCTGAAATTTTGATTATCGTTTCGGGCTCCAAAATGAGTATCAGTTATAATCGCAATCTTCAATCTATGCTCCTCTCTCTAATTCATCATCATCTTCCATAAAATTTTCTAAACCTTTTTTCTTTGCCGCTTCATTGGATTTTGCCTTATATACAGGTTCATCAGGAACCATAAGATTAGGATCAAATCCTCTTACTGAATATCCCGTGTCATCACCTTCCATAGTAACATAAGCTTGATAAGCTTGTTTTGATATCATTTCATTCCTAACATGTGTTTGTTTTTTTTCTTTTTGTATACGTCTAACAAATGCATAGTAAATAATTTGAGTAAAATATGCAAATGGGTTTTGTGATTTTTCTGGGTCAAAATTTTTAACATATTGTAAACAATTTTCTATACCGTCAGAAATCATTTCATCTCTATAGGTATAATTAATAAAATTTGGCCTATAAGATAGATGTGTTGAAATTTTTAAAAAACACTCCGCAATGTAATTTGTAACAGGAGGAACCTCATCACCCTTCTTTTCATTAAATGTTTTGTTCCAATCGATCATCGCTTTTAAGAATTCTTTATTATTAACATAATGTGGTTTATTTAGCTTATTGTACATTAAAACTCCTTTTAATTTAAATTATTATTTATTATACATCCTTATAACCATAAAGTCAAGGGTCTTTTATTTTATAAAGAGACTTGACTCTGCTTGAAATATGGTGTATAAAGGGTATGTGGTTTATGTATAAATTAATGTAATAATTTACTATTGGGTTTTATAGATTCCAATATTTCATCATGTATTTCATCGTTATTAATATCATCTTTTTGATCAATTTTTTTTAAAACATACTCATAATATCTTGAGAGTCCCGGCGAAACATCAGCAATTAACATTATGCTAGAAGCTGGTATTTGAAAAGACTGAGTCTCTGTATATGGATGTATCCAAGGGCTGAGATTTAAAGATTCTTCAATTCCATTATTTGACATTCTTGGTATAACTTGCATTTTCAGTGGATACATCACTTGAATATGATCAGCACCCTTTTCTTCTTCAATGGTACAAATAAGGTCTTCGCCATTAATTAATTTTATTAGCTTAAAATTTTTATCTTCTGCATATCCATTCATTTGAGTTTTACCTTACTAATTTCGTAATTGAATTGTTCCTCATTGTATATATTTAGTCTTTCTATAAAATGATTAAGGGTAAAGTTGCGCCTTTCACCATATGATATGTCATCTGCAATATCATATACTAAAATGGAATCTTTAATCTCACTGCGCCTAAGCCCTCTCCCAATCGATTGGAGTACTCGAATTTTGGACTTACTTGGGCTCGCGAGCACGATGTTATTAATATTACGGATATTAATGCCAGTGCTAAAAGTCCCATAGGAAGCAATAGTTGTGGAATTTTTGGACTCATCAACGATTCTTCTAATCTCTTCCCTTGTATTCGTTTCTGTTCCTCCATAGACAAAAAAAACATTTTTATCATCCTTCATCCTTTCAAATAATAATTTTCCATGTTTTTCTACTAAATAGAACAAACATAAAGTATTCCCATTAATATGACGCAACAAATCCAAAATAAAATTATTCCTCGATTCATTTGATACCAAGTAATTAATTTCTTCAGCATAATCCATTTTCTTCTTTATGTTTGGGTGTTTTAATATAATACATTTAATTTTTAAGTCTGCAAGAGTTTTTTTATCTATCAACTCTTTAGTAGTTATCACTTTTTCTGTTGGACCAAATAACCCTTCCAGTACAAGCTGATGGGTCTGTGTACCGTCTAGCGTCCCTGTAAGACCGAATCTATACTTACATTGGTGCAACTTAGTCATAATACCAGTGAGAGACTTTGCTTTAAATTGATGAGCCTCATCTCCTATAACACAACCAAAATCTTTGAAATAAGATTTCGGCATTTTATAGAGTGATTGCCAAGTAGATATAACTACGGGCTTAGTTACCTTTCTATCGTAACCTTGATATATTTTTTGACAATATGTACCTGAACTCCACCCATAATCCTGAAAATCGGAATACATTTGTTCAACCAAAGAGGTAGTAGGAACAAGAATTAATGTCTTCAATCCCATCATATGGTAATAACGAACCAGAGAATATATTATTAAAGATTTACCAGAAGCAGTAGGAGAAACAAGGAGAGCCCGATCTCTGGCCACGGCATGGGCCACGGCATGAATTTGGTAGTCACGGATTTTAAGACTTTTCCCCCGCGATTTTGGTTTGAGACTCTTGATAAATCCTCCAGCACTCTTACTATCGCTATTCCTACCATTTTCTATTCCTTCTTCTGCTATATAGGATATTCCATTCCTATCACAAAATTTCTTGATGTATGATAATAACCCCACATAAATTTCACCTGTCGCTGGAGAAAACAATCTTATCTTACCGTCCCACATACGATTACGATACATCGGCATAAATTTGAAGCCGGGAACTTCAAAAGTAAAATATTCTGTCAGTTCTTGTGTTGTGGATGGGTCTAGGTCTGAAACAACTAAAAATACTTCGTTCTTTTTAGATATGAGCATTTTGCAATGTATGAGCCTCGCCGTACTCACCTCTCATAATTACGTTCCAAGATATAGTAATTCTTTCCCCCACATTACTAGGAACCCAATGTTGCAACCAAGAAGGAAACACAACGCCATGGCCAATTTTAGAATTGACTTGAAACATATTAGAGTTTTGTATTATATACTTTTCCTTTCTAGGAACAAGTACTTTACATTGGCCTCTAGGATCAAAAAATTGTGTACCAGATGTTTTCTCTGATGCCTTTAAATAATATACACCAGAATGTACGCTATTTGCATGGGTGTGTGGTGGATGAATGCTCCCATCATCCTGTAGATTTGCCCACATTTGTGTTACTTCAACCTTTTGATATTCGTATCCTTCTTGTACAAAGATATTTGAACTGATAGCATGTACAAGGTCTGTAAAATATTTAAACTCTGGTTTAGTGTGGAGATCGTCATCACCCTGATACAAACCAAAAAGTGCATCTTCTCCTGTCTGTACATTTTTATATTTGTTCTCAAACTTATCTGATATATAATCAATCATATTTTTATGTTCTTGATCCCCAATTTGAGAATCAAACTCATAAATTGATGTTGGGAATAAATTTGTCTTTGCTACATCAACCATGTTATGATGCTCCATCTTACCCCTTTGGTGACCTTTTTTGCTTCATGTGGAAACATAAAATTAGAAGGGAATATAATTGCAGAACCTTTTTCTGGTTCAAATTTTTTACTAGCGACATGAAACTCACCACCGCCATAATCATCATTAAGATATAAAAGCACAGATACTTGTGGATATCCGTACTGTTGGCCATGGCTGTGGTGAATGTTGTCTACATGCCTAGACATGAACCCGCCTTTGGCATACCGATTGATACGAAAGTCCGTAGTGTGATTTACTGTAAATAAGGGGAATTCTTTTTTGTAGTTTACTATTACATTTTCAAAACATTCTTTAATTTCATCATAAAATACGTTATCTTTTCGTATCCAAAAATCATCCATTCTCACACGTTCATCTTTCACAACTTGGCCGCTTCCATGCGTTGAATATGTAGATGGTTGATAATTAAAATCTTGGTTTATCAATCTATTACAAAGATTCTTTGAAACAATATTCTTATAATATTGTATATAGCTTTCTGTCCATTGACATTTAATATAATATAATATTTCTTCGGCCGTTTCCATATCATTCATGATAACACCTTCTCCTTATACATATTCAAAATTATATCCCTACTGTCGGTTATCATAGATTGCCACTCATTTGCTTCATCATCATTACTTATAGGTTTATGTATATCTTTCCACTCTAGGGTTGGATTAGTGACTTTCAAGTTCATACATGCCATACTATTTTGTGCAGATTTTGTCCATGTAAAATATGGACGGTGTTCAACAAATCTGTTTAGAACATCTTCTGCATATAGATTGGCCTCTTCCTTAGTCCAATGTTTGTTTACCCATCCACCATTAGGGGTTTCTTTATACCCATACTTTTCTTTGTTCAACTCAAATTCACTGAAAAATGTCTTAGAGGTATGTCCTGACTTAATAATATAGTCTGATGTCAATGCGAGTCTATTGCATGATATGGTATCTAGAGCGGTTTCGCCTTCGATCAACATCTTAGTCCATTCATCAGCGGTTTCTCTTGTCTCATGTGGTAGTCCTATGATAAAACTACCATGCAGACTAGAAGTGTCACCCCATGAGGCCTTTACACGTTGTAGTGTATCAAGTATCTTGTCTCTTCCTAATCCCTTACCTATGACCTTTGCAGATGGATCGTATAGACTCTCTATACCAAAGAAACTCGCTTTCAGTCCCATCTGCCCTAGTAGTTCTATCTGTTCTGGAAATTTGTGTAATAATTCTACACGTATGTACGCCCAGAAGTTCATATCTACACCTGTTCTCTCTACTGCCCGTAGGACGCTCTCTACCTTGTCTGTAGTCTCATTAAAGGTATCATCTGTCATCATATAACTGGAAGTAGAGAAATTCTCATAGTTGTACATAAGCTCACTATAGATACTCTCTTCATTCCGTATATAATCCTCACTAGGCTTTCTGCCTAATAATGGATATGTGCAGAACTTACATTTAAACCTACAACCTCTGGATATGGCTAGAGGAAACACCTCATGTTGGAATATGTTATCTCCTATATCAAAGACGTTCTTCTGGTTATGAAAGTCAAATATAGGGGATGCAACGTCTTCTATGATAGGCGGGGTTTCTATACCTTTTTCCACATTACGCACAAAAGTTAATATACTGTCCTCACCTAAACCACGAATCCAACAATCCAACTCTTCCTCAAATTGTTCATAGAATGTATATGTTTGGAGTCCTTGCCCACCAAGAACAAGTTTAACATGGGGATGCATAAGGTATACACGATCTATCAATTCTCTCATATAGAAAAAACAATCTTCTTTTTTTAGTCCATCCTTTATATTTTTGGGAGAACTATAAAATGGTTCTCCAAAATATCTACTGAATGTACTACTGAAACCTACAAATATAGTCTCTGGTCCTATCATGGATTCAACCAGACCTACTAACTCCTTACCATAATTTTCCCATAACCATGCCTGATGATCTATGATCTTGACAGTGTATCCATGTTGCCTGAGATGTGCAGCTATACTGTATGCACCATGAGTCCGTATAGGAATAAAGTAATCCGATATATCTGTAAGTAGGATTGCATTATACTTCATAATAGATCATATCATTCCTGCTTCAAACTTTTTCCAATTGATTGCATGACTTACATCCCATCCACGATTGTCAATGGATTTAATCACACCTTCGATATATTTGATTACGGTTTCTAGATAATTGATTTTTGCACCAAGTTCTATAATATCATCATCAGAGTTTATGTACATAGCAAGATCAGTTTTAAGTACTCTTAGATCAAATGGTTTTGATGCATATATCTTCGCATCTGCTTTACCGCCATAGTATTCCCATTTGGCTCTATACAATCTCTGGTAATCACCTTTATTTTTTGCTAATAAAAGTTCGAACCGTGTCTTGTAGTCTAGCCACTTTGCTTTAATGTCTTGGTTACGGAAGGATTCCTGATCAAGATGTTCCTGATCAGTGATAGGTAGGTCTTTATATGCTTCTGTTTTCAATTCTTCTAAATTCATAATATACTTTCTTAAATTGAGCAGCGTGGGATATAACTTTGTTTACTAATTTTATCTTTAATTACAGATTATATTATGAGATTTGTTAAAGTATATCTCTTACTACTCATTCTTATTTATAATGTTGTGAGGGTGTATATATTATATGCAAATGTTGTTGATACTGATAGATATTCCACATCTGTTGCTCCTTGATCATAAGATAAGGCACCTAAAGAAACAGGAAACATATCTTGAAAATCTATTTGCACAATAGGATTATTTTTATTAGACAAAATCATAAGATATCCATCAGAATACATAGATTTATCGGGAATAGCAGAACCAACTATATCCACAGAAGCCCCAGTTCCTCCATCCGCTGGTGTATTTGATGTTATATCTCTAAAGGTGGTAAACTGAGTTCGATTTTGGGGAAATCCCAAACCTGTAATCCAATCATGTAGTGAAATATAATTTTCTAGATATTCATCTACTAAAAAGGTAACAGTAAGGTTAGAATATGTTAGTTTTTCGCCTGGAATAGGAATATCTTTAAATGGGGTATTCTGAACAGTTGTTTCTAAAGTTATATCAGGAAGCTCTGCTTGAGTCACAAAATATTCTACCTTCGGTAATTGATGAATACCAAATTTGAATTGCGTTGGACTAGCATAGTCTAATTTTGTTGGTTGTCTATCTAAAGGGCCCGGCATTCTAATCTCCTGATACTATTTATACCGTCTTATTATTTCCTCATATTTGCTAACGGATTCTCTAAGGCCTTTTTGATCTTGTCATCAATTTTAGCTTTCAATTCTTTCATTGATGCTTTTATTCGTATTTCTAAGACATCCATATCTGTTCGTAATTGTTCTCTACGTTTGTCAAATCGATCTGAATTGACAGTTATCATATTACGGACTTTAGTATCATTAGTATCTATACTCTCTCGCACTAGTCTAAATGCCTCTTTTCCACGTTTCTCAATGCTATCTAATTGTGTAGACATGTGGTGCAATTCGTTTTTCAAATCACGCTTAATTTCTTTGGTATAGTCTCTTGCATCATCAGCAGATTGTTTTATCTGTTCTTCTAATTGAATAACTCCAGCCAGTTTCTCTTTTAATGAACTAAAAGAGGTATTGATAGCTTTTAACTCTGATGTAAATTTATCTTCTACAGATTTAAAAGAATTGCTTATACTTTTTACATCTGAGTTCGTTGTATTTTCTAATCCATCCATTCTCTTGCCAAGAACAGCGAGTTTCTTATCAAATCCAGACATATCAGGAGCAACATACTTATTAATTTTTACTTCCATTGCTTGATAGCGGTGCCATAGTTCAAATCCTCCCCACAGTCCACCACCGATAGTACCTAATAGTGGCAGTATTAGTAAAAGTTTGCTTCCACCAATTTTAATTCCTTTATATTCTACCTCAGCCATCTTTATCTCCTGTATTGGCTTTCTATCAATGCGTTATGTGCTGCGTCACTACCGCCAAACATAAAATATTGATTGTAATTATTGTCCGATATTTGTGTGTCTGGTATTCTATAAGAGGTGAAAAATCCAGGCGTATCTTGTAATATTTTTTGTGAAGAAAAGAAACTTTTAGTGTTACCTAATACTTGCATAACAATCAAAGTTTTTAATTGATTACCGCCTTCATATTTACCCTTATCCCCCATATTTTTAACTATCTTATTTGCTGATTTTTGCTTCGCCTGTCTCTTAGTTAAAGGTTTATTTTTTTTCTTCACAGATACCGGCTTAGTTTTCTCCCCTTGTTTTTTAGTGGGTTGTTTTTGTACTGTAGCACTTTTTGGTTTGGATTCTGCATCTGGTTGTTTTGATTCTGGTTTATTATCAGGACTTGCAGCATCTTGTGGTTTAGCATCGGCAACTTCAGGCTCTGGTTTTGGTTCTGCACTTGATTCTGTTTTTGGTTCTTCTGTTGTTTGGGCTGGTTCCACATTAGGTTCTGATGATGTAGTTGGTTCTGAGGCTTCCATAGGCCCTCCACTTGATAAATCATTATTCATTTCCATTTCTATATTTGCTACTTGTGTTTCCATTTGAGCTGGCGAGCCCATTTCCATAGAAGGAACTTCAATACTGGTCATCTCAATTGGAGGCGGTATTAATTCTACTGGTGCCATTTGAACAGATTGTTGTTCACTAGGCCCTCCGCTTGGCATCTCTTGAATCGTTTCAATTGGCGGCGGTGCTAATATTGCGGCATCAGTGTTGGGGTTAGTTGGCTGCATAATATCTATGCCAGGTGGTAATTCGGTTTCAGGCGGTGGTGGACAAGTATTCAAAATCTCACAACTAACTGTGGTGATTAAATCAGAATATGTGGTATCCGTTGTTATTGATGTTTCTATTTCATTATACAGAAAAGTAGTAAACACATTATTAAAACTTGGGCCATACATACCACCCCAATATCCGTTGTCAATACCATATAAAGTTAATGTTCCACTATGAATACTATTGCCGGCATTTATATTTAAAATTCCTGTTTCTGTTTGATTAGTTTGATACGTAGTGCCCATATTATAACCACCAGTTACACCTATAGCTTCATCACCTAATAAAGTACCGCCTTCATTAAATACTTCAAGTTTAATTGACCATGTATCTGTAACACCACCTTGAGAATAATTATGACCTATAATATTAGCGCGAGTGTTATTAACATCTGCTCCAAATGAGAAGGTCATGCCTTGAGCAGCTTCTTCTGCACTTATATTAAAATTTGTAAGATCAGTAATCTCTTTACTTTGAGTTATTATTCCTGCTGCATAAGATGTTTTAAATCCAGTACTAGGACTAAATGCACACCCAGAACCACCACAGGCTACAATGTTCCAATCGGTAGATGAACCGCCACCTTGACTATTTGTAAAAGTTGGATTATCTACAACATTAGGAACGGCTGTTTGTGTAACAGTTGTTGTGGTTGTGGTAGTTGTTATAGGGGTTGTTTCTGTAATAGTTTGTGAACCGTCATCATTGTTGACAGTTGTTGAAGTAGAAGTACCACTTGATTGTGAAGTAGTAGCGCCTGATGTAATTGTGTTGGAGTCTACACCATCCCCAGCTCTAGAAAATGAGGAAGGGAGGAATACCAAAGAACATACCAATAACGCTGAGAACAACCGCACCGCCACTGACATACGCAAATGTGTTTGGGGCTTCGGTAATTCTTTCTTCTGTGGAATAATCATCTGGCCTTTCATAATCTATTCCTGGGTCAATTCTTTTTTTTTAAACACTTTACTATCATTTGGGGCGTCTTGGGGATTTTCTTCCCAATTCTTTTTGGCATCGTCACCAATAGTGCCCTCGTATGGGCAGGGGGTTCCAGCCATCCACATTGCATCAAATGCCCGAGCATCTTGGCACAGCATACTTACGGCAGCAACCTTCATGCCCATTCCATACAAAGAACGAGCAAGTTTCAACCTTTCACAATTTTCATCAGTCACAGTTATACCAGACGCAAACCCAAATATTTGCGTTTGAATTGCAGCACTTGCAGCACTTTTACACACATCACTATTATTAATTACGATAGATGGGGCAGAAGCAGTAGGTGGCATTTTATCAGTAATCACCGTAGTCGCTGTAGTATTAGTATCTGCCGCAAATGATAAAGAAGGAAAAAGCACCACAAAAGCTGTCATAATAAACCATTTGAATGCTTTCATAAATTTAAGCTCTCCTTAAATAATTTCTTATTTATATTTATAAGTTTATAATAATTGGAAACAAAAAAAGAGGGTGCAAAACGCACCCCCTTAGTTTAGTACAAAGTTTCTTATTATTACATAAGGTTCGTAACTTTAACCCTACGATACCATGCATTAGTATTAGCAACAAGAGCAGCAATAGTATTAACCGTGTCACCAGCAGCAACTGCACCAGATGCAGCAAACGGGTTAGCAGCAAGACCGTAACGAGTCTTGAAACCAATCTTGGGCTGGAAACTATTTTCACCAACCGCACGAACCATCTGGAGAGGAACGTATGGGCAGTAGAAGAAACCAGCATCGTATGGGGAACTACCTTTATATCCACAAACATAGTACTGTGAAGCAGCTACGTTAGCAGAATAAGGATCAACATAAACCTTGAAACGACCATTCATAACACCAGCAAAGGTGGTAGAAGTGTCATCAATATTCAAGTTGTTGTTAAGAGCAGGAGTATAATCAAGTACACCAGCCATATTAAGAGCAGAAGCAACATCAGCTGAAACGATCAGCAAGTTACCTTTACCGCGACGAGTCTGTTGACCAATCGCATTGGCATCACGTTCAATAGCAAACATAAGGCCCTTGAACTTCTCAACTGACCAACGACCATTTGAGTCAGTGTCCAGATCGAAGATACCAGCAGTTGTCGTATTTACCTGAGCACCAGCAACAGCAGTGACATACAGGGAACGAACAACTTCACGGTTGATTTCTGCGAGAACTTCAGAACTAAGAATATTAGCAAGTTCTGTTTCTGCATCAAGACCATGAATTGCTTTCAAGTCCTGAGCAAGTTCCATCGTATACTCGGCCTTGAGGGCACGGGTCACGGCAGTAACCGTGGACTTTTCGATTGAGAACGCCATCTCTGCGAAAGCGTTAGTGGAAGAATCACCCAATGCTTCTGCATTAGCAGTAGTCATACCAGTAGCAGTTGTGTAAGTACCAGCAGAAGGACTATCGTTCAGAACCGCAGGGTTAGTCTCAGTTGCACCAACGTCACCAGATGTTTGACCAACAGGTGTAACAGGACTAGTAACAGTGCCAGCAGTAGTAGTACCAGCAGCGTTCTGGTTAGAGATATCGGGCATTGACTCGTCAACGAGAGCCTCAGCACCGTCCTGAGAGATGAACGAGGAGCGCATTGCAAAGATAAGACCAGTAGGCCCCGTCATCGGCTGCACACCACATACATCATACGCAATCAGGTTAGGCATTGCACGGCGGACCAATGAGATCAAAATCGGATCCCACGTATCCATCTGCCCGCCAGACATAGCATTAACTGGCGCAGCTTCTGAAAGCATCATAGAGTCTTCCCGCAATGCTTTCTCTTGGTTTTCTAAAATGAGAGTAGTAACAGCTCGCTTATAAGAATCCGTAATCGGTGGTAGATCAGGATGATCTAGGACTGGCTGCCACTTTTCTTGTAGATGTTCTGTCTGAAACATTAGTTTCTCCTTTATTATTTACATCCGTTTATTATAATATTATGCACTCGCCTTTTGATCACGACTGATAGCAGACATATACTTACGCATGGTATCTGTCGTATCAATGTCCTGAGCGGTGCTGTCGTCTACATCATCAAACGAGTCTCCATCAGCAAGTAACTTAGGAAAATAGCTTTCCTTTAACGTAGAGAGCTTTTCCTTAAAAGACTCTTCGTCAATGAATTCTACATCCTGAGTGAGTGATTTAAACTTCTCAATTTCGGTATCGGCTAAATCTTCAGAAACTTCGGAAATAACCTGTTCACGAACTAGAGTGTTTTTGACTTCTTTGCCTTCAACATTCTTTTGAATTTCTTCGTTCAAACGATTTTCTAGCTCTGCGATTTTTTCACTTTGTGCTTCGAGAACGTCATATTTCTCATCAGGCACATCGATGTAATGGTCTTCAAAAAGTTGTTTCAGTCCAGAAATAAAGTCTTCTGCAATCTCGCCTTTAAGTCCGCGCTCAATTGCTAACTCATTTTCTTTGATCCATTCTTCCACTACGTAATTAAGATAAGTATCAACCTTTTCAGTCATTTCTTCCTTGAAAGTCTCAACTTCAACATCCTTACTGTCTTTACTTTCCTCAACGATACGTTCTACTTCTGAACGAATCTTTGATTTTACTGCAGCTTCAAAAATCGTTGCTGCTTTCTTTTTAAACTCTTCTGACAACTCTTCGCCTTCCACAAGAGCTTCAACATCTTCTTTGACGTTGATATTTTTAATTTTTTCCTCGATTTCTGCCTTAGCATCTTCGAGCTTCTTTAACTCTTCTTCTGACTCAGCATTTTCTGCTTCGGCGAGTTTAGTAGTATGAGCAGCAAGCATCTCTTCAATATCGGATTTCTTCATCTTTGCGATATTTTCGATATGCTGTGCTTTTGTTAGTTTTGGTGCTTCTTCAAGAACCTCATCACCTTCTGGTTCATGCGAAGCAGCAAGTTTCTCACTATCGCCGGGCGTAGCTATGCCTGAACTTCCTTGTTTCACTTTAGGTTCCTCTTTTGCACCCTTATTTTGAGCGTCTTTAACTTCCTTAGACTTCGCAGTTGCTTTCTTACCAATCTCTTTTTCAGAGCGATCTTCGTCAGCACCTTTTTCTACTTTAGCTTCTGGTTTCGCACCGCCGAGGTCTTGCCTCTCGCCTGGTATAGATTCTTTTTTGTCTGCACCAGCAATATTAGCTTTTGGGTCTTTAGACTTACTGATACCCTCATCAGCATTGTCTGAACCCAAACCAAGGTCTTTTGCTTTACCTAGAGGTTTTTCTGAAGCCTCTTCAAGTTCTGCAAGGACTTCCGCTTCAAGTTCCTCAATTGTTTGTTCTAGTTCGGACATAGGATGTCTCCCTCTCTTTGTAATATTTATTTATAAATTAGAGTCTTTTAAGAAACTTTGCAAACTCCAAAGCTTCTACTTTTGCGTTTCTATTGCGAGTTTTTACGTCAAATTGTTTCTTTAGTTCGACAAGATGTGATTCTATAAGTGCGCCATTGTTCCAAACCCACTCTTTTCCTTCCATAACGCCCTCAACAAAGGCATTAGGTGCGGAAGGGTCAGCAACAATATCAGCAGCGGTTGCAAGATAAAAATCATCTTTGACGTAATTTGCACCACCTTTTTGTTGTAAACTTCCCATCCCTCGACTCGATACACCTAATTTACATCCCTCATCCATAAGGGATTTCACAATTTCTCCCATAGGGGTCTTCATAATCTTTGCTTCCCCTATGAAATTCTTTCCATCTTGCTTTAAGCTCTCAGTTAGGTGTGAAACTCTCTCTAAATTCACTGTTGGGCCATCTGGATGTCCGAGCTCCCCATATGCCCTCTTTTGTTCGATGAAGTTTTTATTGTACTTCTTAACTTCCTTTTCAAGTATTTCCATTGGATATATACGGCCGTTGCGGTTTTTAATATCCGCTTGCAAGAAAATGCCCTTAATCTTGTAGCTTTTACCCCCAGATGATGTATCTTCGGTGATATATTCTACTTCTTCTACGGCTTCTGAAAATAATCTTACTGTTCCCATTTCATTTTCCTTACGCTTCTCTTTCTATGTTATCCCAACCAGAAACTTTTCTCATTTTAATTATTACAGTTCCAGTGCAAGCGCTATCATTT